CACGAGCGCGCTGCGCCTTCGCCTGAAGCGCCTGGTTTTCAAGAAGCGTTTGCTGCTTCTGCGCCGCCATGAGGTCGGCGCGCTCCATCATGCCGCCGAGCTGGATGCCTTGCTGAAGGCCGCCGGTGACTGCGTTTGCGGGGTCGGGGAGTTGGAGTCGGAAATCGAAAGGCTGCGTCATGGTCTCACCCGAGTTTGAAGTTCATGCCGGTGACGCCAGCCGCGCCCATGCCTGGCGTGTAGCTGCTGCCTGCCGCGCCGCCGCCTCCACCGCCGAACGGCCCGCGACCCATCGCCCCGAGACCGCCGAGCGTCCCGAGCGCACCGCCGACACCGCCGAAGAGGTTCGCCATGCCCTGCCCTTGCGCCATCGCAGCGCCAGCCTGCGCTTGCCCCATAGCGCCAAGTTGACCCATGACGCCCTGCGTGCCCTGCTGACCGTAGCCTGCTGCGCCGAGCGCGCTTTGCGCTCCCATGCCCGCGAGACCGCCGAGCTGGCCCATCTGCTGCTGAATGAGCTGCGAGAGCAGCTGCGGGCGGAACTCCGCAAGCGCGGCTTGCGTGTTGCCGCCGCGAAGGCCGCCGGTCGCCGATGCGTTTTGAAGGATGGCCGATTCGCCCTGCTGCATCATCGCCTGGAACTGCGGCGACGATTCGAGCTGCGCGATCGCCGCTTGCTGCGCCTCGGGTCCGCCGAGGCCAAGCAGGTTCTGCTGCGCGGTGAGCGCGCCTTGCCCCGCTTGCATGTAGGGTGCAAGGAGGCGCTCCATCTCGGCCTGCTGGCGACGCTGTTCGGCGATCGCCGCTTCGCTTGCGGAACGCTGTGCGCCTGCGGCCTCTTCTGCCGCGCCAGTCTGCGCAAGGTATCCGCCGACGCCAGTGATAACCGATCCGCCGATGACCGCTGTTGCAATCCAACTCATGGAACACCCCTATCAGAGAGCGCGTGCTCTCGCAGCTTATCTACTAGCGCAGCCGCCTCGTTGTGCGCTTGCCACGTTTCGCTTTTGCGGATGAACGCATCCTCAATCTTCGCGAGGTCGCGCTCTTCGGTGGCGTGCACGTTCTGCCAGACGGTTTCCTCGTGCGCGATGGCCACTTTTCGCCCAGGCGGTGCGATGAACGTTATCGGTGCGACGAGCGTTGCGACGCCTTCCGCCGTTGCGATGGTCACGCGGCCCTTCAACATGATGTTGACGTGCTCGGTCTTGTGCTCGTGACCAACGACAAGGACGCCAGCGGGGATCGTGATCTGCCGAATGTAGAGGCCAGGCGCGAAGAAGTGCTCCTCGCTGCAATCGACTTGCGGAAGGTTGAGCGCAGCTCCTTCGAGTCGCTCAATCTTCTGCGCGTCGTCGTTCGCTCGGGCCTCTGCAAGCGTCATCAATCGCCCTCGAATTCCTTCTCTTCCCACGCTTGGCAGCTGCGCAGGTCGTGACAGCAGAAGCTGAACTTCGTGCAGAAGCCACGGAAGCCCGCGCCGACATCGAACGAGTTCCACGGGATGCGCTCCATCTTGAGCTGCGTCCCCGGCGTGTTGTCGTAGTACTCGCAGTTGGAGCAGCGACGACGGCGCGCTTCGGCCTCGTCGACTTGCATCGTCTTCGCGAGTGCGCGCCAGTACTCGCCGTTTGCGCCGCGCTCGTTCGACGGCTGCTCGGGACCGAGCTGCCAGTCTTGGATGACCATGAGCGTATTCTTCTTGTTCTCGCTGGTCGACGGGAACGGCTTTTCGACAGGGATTCCGAGCATCATCATAGCTTGCACCTTCAGGTGAATTGAACGCCGTTCGCGGAACCGTAGAGCACGCCTGCGACGCTGCACGAGTACTGCACGACCTCGCCGGGCATGAGCAACGCGCCGATGACCTCGGGGCAGAGGTACGTTTCGCCAGGAAGGATGGTCTTGTCCTTGATGCGCGGCGATGCGCTAGCAGGGCCAAGCCACACGGAGAGCGTCACGTTCGCCGTGTTCTCGTTCGTAAATGCCATGTAGTCGATGCGCGTCTTCGCGGCGTTCGACGTGTACGCGGTGCCCTTCACGTTCGGCACGAAGCCAGGGGCGATGATCTGCGAGGGAGTGACGGCCATGCGCGCCTCAGATGTCGTTGGTTACGGTCAGAATGACGGAAGGAATCTCAGGGACAACGCCTGCCGCTGGGAAGTGCTCCATGCGGACCGACACGTTGTCGACGGCGTACACCAGCTCAAAGTAGTCGCCAGGCTTCAGCTCTAGCACCCAGTTCCAGGCCGCGACCAGCTCCGCGTCGTTACCTTGCAGCCGCACCTGAGAGGCCGAGTCGGGCACGTCAACGCCGGAGATGCGCGGCCAAATCCACATGATGCGCGCGTTCGGTGCCGTGTTGTCGAGCTGCGCGGAAAATTGGAAGTTGTAGAACTCCCCGTCGGCGACGTAGATGCGCGAGGTGTTCACCGAGTCGCGCCAGACGCCGCGCTGCGTGCCCACCGTGTCGAAGGTGACGGGATAAGCCACGTTTGGCAACAGGGCCACCTGGTCGACGTTCGAGCTGAACGTCCCGAGCCCCTTGCGCTTCAGCGGCACGATCGGCGGCAACGTCGCACCGACCATCGCCAGCTCGGAAACGGCGTTTAACGCGCGTTCGGCAGCCTGGGCGATAGCGAGTGCGTTCGATGCCTCGATCGCCCCGTCTTGGGCCAACTGTGCGACGACACCGGCGAGCTTGTTGACGCCTGCGAGCGCCGCACCGGCGTCGAGCGTCACCGCGTCGAGGCCCGTCGTCTGAATCTCGTCGACCGTCGAGAAGAGAAGCTCGAATTGACGGATCTGCTCGTGCTCGACGAGGAACTTTGCGAGCTGGTCGCGGGTGAGGCCAAGGCGTCGAATCGTCATCACCAGGCCAGCGGTTCGAGGGCGGCTTCGAGGCGCGCGATGGGCAGATGCGCCCACGAATCGCCACGGAAGCGTTGAATGCGAAAGCGCCGCATCGAGCCTTGGCGACGCCAAGCGATGCGGTGCTGGCGTGCGCCGAAAGCCCCGACGCGCACAGTGTGGTCGACCGACCACGTGAGCCCGTCGAGGCTGTAGCTCGTCGAAATGATCGGGTCGGTGCCGAAGGGCACTGAGCCAGGGAGCGCAATCAGCTCCAGCTCGTTGAAGATGGCCCCTGCGGACTCGTTGAAGAAGATCGGCGTCGTGAGTTCCCACCGCACGCGCTCGCCCCAGTGCGTCGAGACCGTCTGCACGAAGTGACCGAAGGCCGAGCTCGACGGGTCGCCGACGCACCAGCGGTCGTAGGCCCAGACGAAATTTTGCGCGCGGTACGTCGAGAAGCCTTGAACGGCGCTCGTGAGCACGAACCAGACTTGCGTCCCGAGGGCTTTCGACGCCTCGCCGTCGAAGACGAGCGTGCGGTCGGGAAGATGCACGTAGAGAAACGTGTGCGCCCGGTCGTTGCGCGCTTCGAGCTTCACGCCTGCGAGCTGCGCTTCCGTGTAGGTTGCAAGAATCTCGTCGATCTCTTGCGTCGAGAGCTTGTTCGCCTGCGCGTTGCCGCCGAGGTAGATTGCAGGCGCTTCGTTGCGCCCGCCACCGAGGAACGCGATCGCTTCCTGGTAGGCGCAACAGGCGAAGGTGCCGACGCAGCCCTTCATGATCTGCGCGCCCTCGATGCGTTGGAACGGGAAGCCGACGCCGCCCACGTTGTCGAAGACTTCGATCGTGTAGCGGTTGAGCGCGGTGACTTCGTTGCGCACCTTCACGAGCGCCACGATGGGGTCGGGGTCGGCCTCGCTGCTTGCGTACTTGAGCGGGCTGACGACGAACGGATCGTTCAGCTCGGTGACGATGAGGAACTCGCCGTCCGTCGTCATGAAGTAGCCGTCGACCCAACAGAAGTCGACGACGACGCCGAGGTCGGGGTCGGTCACCTGCGCGAGCGAGGAGCCGGTGAGGTAGTAAAGACGCCCGCCGGACGCGATGGCGAGACGGTCGAAGGAGTAGTCGAACGTGACGAGACCGCCTGGGCCAACGTCGCCGATGTCTTGCACGACTCCGAGCGGGTCGATGCGCACGAGCCTCGTGCCCATGACGCGATAGAGCGAGCCATCCCAGTTGATGCCGCCGCGATCGACACCAGGGCCAGTGCCGTCGCTCACGATGCCGTCGCCGGGGCGCAGGTACGCCTCGCTAATGCCCGTCGCCTTCGGCACGGGAACCATGTTGACCGGGTACGCCGTGCGAAAGTCGGGCGTCACCGTCGTGTAGATTCCTGCGAGGAGGGGGATCGCGGCCATCGTTACCACTTCACCTTATCGGCCCAGTGGGCCGCACTCATCTTGCCCTTGGCGATGTTCTTCGCATGGCGAGCCTTGAAGGACGCGCGGCGCTTCTTGTCGGCTTCGCTCTCGTCCTTCTTCGGAGGCGAGCCGCTGACGCCCTGCTGACCGAACCGAATCAGCTTCTCCTTGCCGC